GCAGTAGACATTTTAGTTACATCTTGCTGAAACAAAACTCTACCAATGTTTTCTACCTGTTCTACATCTAATTGTCTTGCCTCTATAAGTGCGTCTACTTCTGCATTTAAATTATCAACCACATCTTGTGCTTCTTTTTTCTTGTTTATTTCAACAAAAATACTTCCATTAGCTGGATGCAATGCTAAAAATTTTTGTAATATTTGATTTGTTTTAGGTACAAACAAAAACCCATCTTCAAAAACAATAGGTTCTAAAATAGCATTATCATCTTGCTCGTCTTGAAAAGGAGAGTTCTGATTTCTTGCATATCTTAAAGGTCTGTTTATTCCTGTCTCTTCATCAAAATATAATAAAGGCACACGGTTGGTGTGTCTTGATGCTAATATTAAAGATAAAGGAGCTACCTCTCTGGTAAGCTTATAAGTTTTATCAACAAACTTTGGGGATGTTTTTGCGGGTTTTACTTTTAAACCACCCGACTTTTTCTCGGTTGTTTTTTCTTTATTCATTTGATTTAATTTAATTTAAATTTAAAAAAGGGGCACATTGCTGTACCCCTTTGAATTAATTACTACTGCTTAAATAAGAAGAAGTTGTTTGCACCTAGAGTACAAACTGCTCTTTCACTTAAGAAGTTAACTTGCATGTTATCGATATCAGATGTAGCAGCACCACCAGCAGAACCAGTAATCCAAGTCTTATATCTTCTGTCTTCAGTTTCTGAAGCTCTATATCTTACATGTAAGAAAGGTCTCTTAGCGTTCTTACCAAGAATTTGGTCGTATACGCTAGTTGAACCAGCTGGTACTAATAAACCATTGATTTTACCAGAACCAGTATTTGTTGGTAAACCACCTCTCATTGTAGGGTCGTTTAGGTATTTCCAATCTGTTTTGTAGAAGTCGTAACCTCTTCTGAATCCAGAGAATCCTAAGTTTAATGCCATTTCTTCGTCATTGTCAAATAGACCGTATGAAGTACCACCTGCGCCATAAGCGTTTTGAGCAGCTAACATATCGTCAATGTCAAATGCGAATTGTCTGTCAACGAATAATACGTTTTCTTCAATAGCACCTTGCTTATCTAATCTACTGATTATAGAATCAAAGTCAGCTAAAGTAGTAGGGTTACCACCACTCCAGATGTTTCCTCTGTTTTCTACTGCAAAGAAAATACCATCAGAACCAGCACCTGGGTTTGCAGCACCACCTGCGCTACCTAAGATAGCAGCAGCACCAGAGTTTTGCTCTGCTGGCACAGCTTCAATCATTGCTGTTTCTAAATAATCGTCAAATCTAAGTCTTGTTTCGTGCTCAGATTTTAAGTACCATAAATATCCTGTAGCTCCGTCTTCAGTTGTGATTTCAATCCAACCAATCTGAGCCATATCAGAACCATTTACTGTATATGTATCTTTAATAATGATTGGCTTGTTATCGAAAATGAAGTCATTTGCTTCTAACGAACCTACCATTCCTGCTGTCCCTTTTTTAAATTCAGAACCGTAAATGAATACTGTAACATCTGCGTTACCTGCACCAGTACCAGCAGTTACTAAACCACCTGCTTCGTAAAAGTCAGCTGTGAACTGTCCTCTACCACCAGCGGCATTGTTTACTGCACTTACTACTGCTTTGTTTACACCTGAACCATCGTTTTGAACAACAACAATTGTTTGTCCAACTCTGATTACCTGCTCAGCAGTTGTAGGGTCTAATGTATCATTTACTTGAAATACTGCTTGGTCTGCATTTACTAATGCCGCAGTACCTACTTGTGTATATTTTGTGTGTAACCTACCTTGCTCAGCCCATTTAATAAGGTCTGAATTTGTAGGCATCTCCGCTCCCACCATTCTTAAAAATGATGAAATCGTTCTGTTACCATATCTTTCAAATTCTTTTTCGTATGTATCAGGTAAATACTGATTTAAGAAATCAAAGTTGACAATATAGTTTTCAGCTGTTGGAGTTCTTTCTGAACTCGGCGTCAACGCAAATGTGGGTGACGCTGCAACTTGTCCTGCCATAATTTTAAATTTTTATTTTATTATTAACTTTTTTTAATACTCTTTATTCGCAGTCCTCGGCTTGATGGCTGAGATACTGACTTTACTTGAAATCCTGCTTTGCTTGCAACTTGTGGTGCTTGACGCTCTGACATTTCTATATTTTTAGTCTTACGCATAACATCATCTGTTGCTTGAGATTTACCCTGCTCATAAAAGAACTTTGCAAATCCTTCAGGATTCATTGCAACAGCTAAAGCTTTGTGATAACCTTCCGCATCTTTTATATAGCCTTCAGAATCCATAAACTTATTTAATAAGTTCATTGGAGTTTGATGAGCTTTTTTAATGTCAGAAACACTGCCCGGAGAATAAACAAAGTTGCTTTCACCAATATTGAATTTAAAACCTTTAAACTCTGGATTTAAAACCTCATTTGTTTTAGACTCGAACCACTGAGATTTTTTTTCATTCTCAGTATGGGTTGCTTTTGCTGTCTCTAAATATTGCCTGTACTGAATCATTTCTTCATTATCTACAGCGGCAGAACTTTCCCTTGACTCAAGGGGCTGTTTGTATAAATTTTGCTGTTCTCGTAGAAACTTTTTAGCTTTAGCAATCTCTTTTTTCTTTGCTAATTTTAATTTTTTAATTTCAGAAGGTTCATGAGTTTCCTCTGTGTAATCAAATTCTTCTAACAAAGATGTTATGTCATCAGAATCTAATCCTTCTTCTGTAATTGTGTAATATTCTCTTAGCAAAGCATCTGGACTCAAATCGGAATAATCTTTTTGCAGTTTTGCAAAATCATTAAAACCTCGTCCAGTTTCTTTTTTATATTTAAGGTAAGCAGCTACATCTTCAGGAAGCGGTTCGCTTTCTTCACGAGTGCTAATTAACTCATCAATAGAATTAATTTCCTTACCATATCTTTTTCCAATATATGAAAGAACTTCATCTTCTGCTAACTCCTTTTCAACAGGAGGTTGCTCTTCAACAGGAGGAGCTTCACTCTCTTCCTTTATTTGTTCCTGTACAATTTCTTTATCTTGTACATCATTATTAACTTCTTCAACCTCTACTGGTTGATTTGATACTTCTTGTTGCTGCTCATGCTTATCAAGAAGTTCTTGCTCTATTTGTTGACTAGATTTTTCTTCTACGTCAGTTACTTCTCTTACTTTTATATCCATTTGATTTAATTTAATTTATTTGCAAAGTTAGTTAAAATTTAAACACATTATCGTGGTTCAAATTCAGCTAAATCAAAACCATCTAAAGTATCTTCGTTTGACTCAAAATTTTTAGGTGGTAAATTATTTTTTCTTTGATTTATTAGTTCAGACTGTTGGGTGTTTTGTTGACTAATTCTATCTGCCTTAGCCTTTTCTTTATCTTGTTCTCTTGTACTTATTTGAGTCTGTGTCATACCTTGAAGTTGTAAATTATAATTAAACTCCAACTCCATAAGTTCAGCTTTAAGAGACGCTTCTGCTTTTTGTTTTTCTATTTCAAAAGCTACATCTGCTTGCCTATATTGAATTTTAGCTTGATTCTCAGCCTCTATTTTTTGTAATGCAACTTGCGCAGCTAATTGTTGTGACTGCATTTGTTGCTGCATAACAGCTTGCTGTTTAAGTTTGTCTTTCTGCATATCTTGTTCCTGTTTAGCTTTACGCTTCACTTTTAGCAATTGATTTGCAAGCTTTAAGTTTTTAATTTCCCTTATATCTATAGCGTCTTCGAGATTTATATCTTGTTTTGATAAAGCCATTTGTATGTTTTGTTCTAACATAGCTTTTTCTTCTTCATCTGGAGAAACTTCAATGAAAACTCCAAAATCATATATATATAAATCAGATATTTCGTCAAGTATACCTACGTTATACTTACCAATTTTATTAATGAAATCATCTTTGAAGTCTGAATACTCTAATATATCAGCTACTCTATATGTCAAAGCCTCAGCTAAAGTTCTATATATATATAAACTACCATCTAGTATATGTCGTGTAGCAGTATTTGAACTCAGTGCTGCTAATTTTTGAACACCAACTAAAGCATCTGAATTTGCTATAGTACCGTCTCTCGCTTCATTTAAGCCTGTTACAGCTCGAATCATGTCTAGATAGTGGTTAAGGTTACCAATAAGCATGGATGCCTTAGAAGCTCCTGAATTGCTTGTAAGCTGCTGTATAGGAATTTTACCTTGATTAAAATCACCTTCTTGTGTATAACTTCTTCCTATTACACTACCTGTTTGAAAATATAATCTAAGTGCGTCTTCTGGATTATAGGCTGAACCCGTTCCTAAATCTACTTCATTCAAACCATCAGCATCTATATACACACCATCTGGCACAGTACGAGCAATAACTTGTTGTAATTTTAAATGTGTTATTTGAATCAAATCTGCATATGGAATCATTCTTCTAACTAAAGATTCAATAACCCCTTTATACATTCTTGGAGCTACTGCTACATAATTAGGAATAGCGTGTTGAGAGGCAGATTTTGGACGCACCATATTTTTAGCAAGCTCCCATTTTAATATTATGTTTGTTCCCATAACCATAACACCATCATACCAAACATCAATTGTTTTTTCTACTTTTTCAAAGCTACCCTCTTCCATCATTTCATCAGGAGGATTAAAAGTATCATCTTTTTCAATCATACTAATGTTCCCGTTATCTTTAATTTTTTTCTTATAAACCATTTTTTTAGTGGTTTTATAATTAAAATACATTAAAGTACAGGTGTCTCTATAAAATATATCGTTTTCATAAAATTGTGCAACGTTGAAATAGTCATACCAACTTTGACTGTATTTAGATATTTTTTCTAAATCCTCACGAGTTAGAGATGGGTCTATTTTTACAAGCTCGTTTATTGGAACAGTTTTAATTTCACCCCAATAAAAACAATCTTTAAAATGTGGGTCTTCAGTGTAACTATAAACTACGTTTGCAGGGTCAACATAGGAAATATCTACGCCTGAACCCTGTAAAAACTCATGTTTTGCAACTGCCATACCTGTGACCATTATGTCATAATCCAATCTTTTTCTTATATCTACATAATGATTCTCTTCAAATATCGTGTCTATAGCTTCTTCCTCAGCTATTTCAATAGCTGGTTTATAATTAAGATTCATATATAATGACAATTCTTCATCTGACTGAGGTAAATCATCAGGATTCATAGTAAAGGGATTAAAGCCTGTTTTGCTTTGAACTATAGATAGAACATCTTTAGCAGCCATTTGACCCTCTATAGTTTGTTGATATTGATTTCTTTCGTTTTGCGATATAGCGTCTTGAGCAAAAGCGTTTACTTTAAACAACCTATCAGACATTCCATTAACAACTATATCAACAAATTTTGGAATTATTGGAACAGGAGTCCAATCTAAATTTAAATATGACAAATCACCATCAACTGCTAATTCGTTTTTATATTTTGCTATAGACTGTTCACCTCTTGCATAAAGTCTAAGTCTATTAAAATCCCTCCATTGACTGTAATATCTGCATCCGTTAGAATCTTTACGAAACCATTCGTATTGTATAGCCTGTCCTATTTGTAATCCAAATTCATCCGTGGCTTTTTCAGCATCGGAAACAAATTGACTAGGAAATCCTACAGATGAAATATTTATTGTAACTTCTTTCATCTAACTAATTCACTTAAAATTCCTTTATTATTATATGTTGCAAAGTTAAGACTTATTTTTGATTGTTTTTGTTGAGGAAGATAAACATTTTTTTGGTTTGCCATGATTGCTAAACCAGAGCTTATACTCGCATCAAACTTTGTTCTACTACTAATATCAAAACGTGACCACTCTTCTAGAGTTCTAGTAAAGTACATAGAACCCATCTCATCCGAGGTACGATATGTTCCATCTAAATCTATACCCACATATTTTTCTATGTAAGATTCTATAGCGGCTGCATGTGATTGCTTAACGTCCTCTGATGTATTTGGTATACCCCCTAGCTCTTTTTCTGTTTTGGAAAGTTTATTATAATGTTTATCTGGCCTATTCATACAAAATCCTCTGTATCCTCTGTTTTTGAAATGATACAACAATCGAGGTTTATTGTTTTCGACAAGTATAGGCATACCATAAAAAACACAAGCCATTAAAACTTCTTCAAAAAATATTTCTGCTGTTTGTGGTCTAGCTAC